GATGCAATCAACACAATGGGAAGGATTAATAAATTAATATGGATATAGATAAATTAATAACTTACTTAGCATCTACAGACGAAGCTTATTCTAAAATACAAGCTGAAGTTTCTTATGGTGAAGATATGTTAAAACATATTAAAGGAATATATATTAGCAAATCAGAACTATCAGTATCTAAAGCTACTGAAGACTTTTACGGATCTGCTAATTACACAAATCATATTAATAAACTTCATACTTTAAATAAAGAGCTGCTAGAATTAAAAAACAAAAGACGTACAGCTGAAATGAAAATAGAAGTTTGGAGAACATTAGAAGCTTCAAGACGTAAAGGAAATATATAATGCCAAAATATAAAGTTTATATTAGTTTTGATCCACAAGTTATAACAGCAGAAAACGAAGATGAAGCTCAAGAAATTGCAGTTGATGGTGCTGACTTTGGATGGGCAGATATAGACGTACATGAAATAGAGGAGAAAAAATGACAATTAATAATAATGAATTAATATATGCAGTAAAAACTACATACGATTTTTTATCTGCAAGAGAAAAAGCTATTTACAATACTGGTTACAAAGCAGGTATGAAAGCTAATCAAAAACCTTTTAAATTTGTACCTACTATAGTTACAGATAGTAAAACTATTTTGTTTAAAACTATTGTAGAAAAAATATGTGAATTTTATAAAATTGGTAAAAAAGAATTGTTTAATAAATCAAGATTAAGCTATCTTGTATTACCAAGATCAATGGCAATTAATTTAGCTTACGAATTAACAGGTCATAGTTATCCAAAACTAGGATTACTTACAAATAGAGATCATACTTCTCTATTATATCATGTTAATTTAAGAGTTAATTGTAAAGGTATGTGGGAAAACATTAACAATCATACTGTTTTTTCTAAACTATCAAATGAACTATTAGACAGAACTAATTGATATTACAGAATTTTTAGCATCAAAGTAACTAGTCCCACTATTTGTTTAAGTCTAAAATAGCTAGACATGGCCTTAATAATTAAGCTCTAGCGATGCCGAGCCGAATGTGTACTCTTTTAATCCAGACTAGTTGTTGTTTATTAGGGTACGCACAACAGGAAGAACATATAGGAAACATTTACTATATTATACGGTAGAAAAGTGCGTATTGTCTTTTTATGTTGATTTGGTTTAATTTAGTAAGGAAATTCATTAATTATCATTACAAACCATTAATTATCACTAGTAATGATAACTTACAACCATTAATTATCGGAAATAAGTACATAAAACAAGTACTTTGTATAGGTAATATATACCTATTATTACTACCGATAATTATTGCCATGTTTTTCCGTTCTGTATTTGTTCACAGTAAATCAACATTATTTTCAATAACAAGAGTAAATAATGGAGGTACTTATGTCTAATGAAGCTTTAGGAATTTTTCACAATGCAATAATACCCCAATTTGTAGCACAAAGAAAAAAACTTGGTATTTCACAATTAGAAATGGATGAAATTGTAGGAGTTGCCAAAGGATTAGTGAGCAAATGGGAGTGTGGAATAAGAAAACCTAGTGGCTATTTGTTCTGTATATGGGCTGATGCTTTAGGAATGACAATTAACTTACAACAAAAGGTGCAAAATGACAATCAACCCAGATCTTAATCCTGGTGACATTACAAATGATGCAATTGTTAATGAAGTTATTAAAAAAATACTTGATCGACATATGCAAGGAATGGAAACTTTTGGTAAAACAATGGCTTCTAATGAAAGACCATTAGATCAATGGATAGCAGAAACAATTGAAGAAATGTTAGATGCTGTTCACTATTTAGTAAAAGCTAAAACACAAATAGATCAATTCAAAACTAAACAAAAAGAATTGGAAACTATTGTTTCTACTTTTAAAAATGAAACATTTAAAGAAAGTGTTGATGTACCAGTTCAAGAAAAAATCTAACATAGATTATTCTGCTCCACACAATAGGCAGATGTATTTTCGAATGAGGTTATTAAGATTCTATAAAAATATAGAATTTGATGATGATATTTATAATCGTACAGCATCAATGATACTGAACGGTACTCTACCCTATCGTCATGTAAATCAAATAGAAAAACTAAGGATGGATTATGAAAAAAGAAAAAAAGAAAAATATGAAACTATTAAAAAAAAAGGTGCAACCTCTATCGGATATAAAGTTAGAGAAGTTATTAACAGCTTTAGCAAACAGGTATCACAATAAATCTTTTAGATTAGATAAAGATTATTTTAAAGTTGGAGGAAGTATATGACAGAGCAGCAACAAAATAAAGTTATAGCCACATGGGATTTGTGGTCTAAAAAAATTAAAAAAAATTCCAAAGATTGGGATGAGAAACAAGAGCTAATGATGGCTGTAATAGAAACAATGATAGAGAAAGGTTTACATGAAGAACAACCAATTAATAAACGGAAAAGAGTTTGATCGTAACACAGGTATAGGTGGATCAGATGCTACAAGAATATACGAAGGAGATTGGCATCAACTCTGGTCTGAAAAAACTGGCAAAAGTCAATACCCAGATTTGTCAGATGTGTTGCCAGTACAAATGGGAATACACACAGAACCATTTAATATTCAATGGTTTGAGAAACAATCAGAAATGAAAGTTAAAGGTAACAACGATCATTTCGTACATCCAGATCACGAGTATTTATACTCTCATCCAGATGGCATTGTAGATGATGCTAACGCATTGTTAGAATGTAAACACACTAATGCTTTTAGTAATGCTAAAAAAGTATCAGACAAATACAAAGCACAACTACAACACAATATGATGGTGTGTGGTTATAAAAAGCTATTTGTATCAGCTTTTTTTGGCAATCTTAAATATGAACTTATAGAAGTTAATGAAGACAAACAATTTCAAGAACAATTGTTAAATGCTGAATTAGTCTTCTGGCATTATGTGCAAACAGACAAAGAGCCACCAGAATTTATAGATTTCAATAACTTTAACAATAAGGAATATAATGAAGGTAGAACTATCATACCCATACTCTCCAGGGCATAAAGACGTAGACACTTCTATAGAAGCTGCTGAATCAATAAAAGATAAAGCAGAAACTATAAGGAATAAAGTTTTAAATGTTATTTCTAATAAAGGTATTTTTGGTGCAACTGCTGATGAAGTAGCTGAGTTATTAAATTATAGCCCATTTACAGTTAGACCAAGAGTAACAGAGTTATTCAAGCTTAATAAAATTGAACGTAAAGATAAACGTAAAAATCTAAGTAACAAAGCTGCATACGTTTATGTAGTTACAAATCAATCAATAACAAGAGGTATATGATGAGAACAGGTGAAGCTAAAAACTATTACATTTGGGATCAAGCAAAAGCTACAGATCCTAAATGGACTAAGCCATTTCCAAAGTTTGGCAAAACATTAACTACTATTGATCCTATGTCACAAATTATGTGTATGACAGGTTTGTTTGGCCCAGTAGGTAAAGGTTGGAGATTTAAAAATACTTATGTTTACACAGATCAAAATGTGTTTGCAGAAGTTGTTGTCCAATGGAAAGACAGTGACCAATGGTATTCTTATGGCCCAATTGCTAGTGTGTGTGCTTTATACAAAAAAGCAGGTACGTTAGACGATGAAGCTCCTAAGAAAGCAGCAACAGATGCTCTTACAAAAGCATTTAGTTATCTAGGTCTTAATGCTGATGTGTTTCTTGGTATGTTTGACAGTAATAAATATGTTTCAGAAATGAAAGAAAAATTCAGTTCAAATGGATCTGCTGATAATGTTAAAGTAATAGATCCTAAAAATATAAGAAAGGTACAAAATGATTAATAAAGTTATTTTAATTGGTAGATTAGGTGCTGATCCAGAAATCAAGCAAACTAAAAAAGGTGACGCATTTGCCAATATGTCAATTGCTACTAATAAAAAAATTAGAGATGAAGAAAAAACAACTTGGCATAAAGTTGTAGTCTTTGATCCTAGATTAGCAGAGATGGTTGGCAAGTATGTAAAAGCTGGTACACAACTTTACCTTGAAGGTGAAATTGAAACTAGATCATACGAAGATGCTGGTGGTCAAAAAAGATATGTAACAGAAATAATTGTTCCAAGATTTAGTGGAGTTATTAGAATGTTAAGTGCTAAAGGTGAAAACAAACCTGCTGCACCTGCTCCTGCATCTAACAACGATGCTTGGGATGATGAAAAACCACAGTTCTAAATATTAAAGAATTTAGGGAGGTTTCAAATCAGTTGTTCCTCCTTAATAAGTTAAGTGACTTAAATATTCGGACTTGTAAACTTACAATGGTATTTCTAGTTTAAGATTCTGTGAGTGTACCTATACTAGATAAAGGCCCAAGGAGGTTTAAGTCATTTGACTAAACAAAAAAAGTAGTGCTTAACTAAGACTATATTATTAAGGAGATGTTAAGCTAAGTTAATAGTCCAGAAT